CTTGTACTTCAACTGTATAGTGTTCAGCGTCTTCAACTAAGAGATTCGCAACGGGAGAGGCTATGTATAGTCCCTGGCCATTTGCAGAAATACCAGAACCACTCATTCCAACAACTGCATTTCCAGCTTTATCGTAAACTTGATAGGCAGCTGTACCCAGAACTCCATTGGGAGCTAAAGCTATGCTTTCATTCTTATCAGCCCAAAGAGTAATTCTAAACTGATTGGAATTGTCCACGGACCAAGATGCGTGAGTTTCGTAAACGTCGATAGAAGTCAAAACTCCTGTAGAAATAACACTCATAGAAACAAGATTACTATCTCTATTATTCACTCCGTCTATTGCTCTGACTCCCACATAATAAGTCGTTCCATTAATTAAAAAAGATCCATCTGGAAGAGTAAAGATATCGTATTGCAAATTTGGCGTAACTGCTATGATGTTTGTTGTATTAAACAAACCTGTTGCAGTTGATGCTTTTATGTAGATTTCATACCTGACTGGTGGTGTACCATCAGTTGCAGTAGACCATCCAGCACGGATTTGACCTCTAGATTCTACATCTAGAAAGTTTATACCTGCAAAAGTCGGTGGAGTTAAATCCACTATGCAGGCTTGACTTGTGCCTTGGTAAAAATTGTTATTGACTAAAAAGTTTGCCATTAGCTTTCCTTAAGCCCTGGTCGAACGTCAACCCCAGGAGGAGATGTAAAGGTGTATCTAATGAGAGTGCCAACAGTGTTTGGGATAGTGCCCAATGGATTCCAAGACATTCCATTATCTGTTGAATATTCAAAATTTGCAGCGTTTGCCACAGTATTGTGATTTACAACCAATGCATCAGATAGATCATACGCTCTATAATACAATTGTGGAACTGAAGACGCATAGGCTTTCTTCAATCTAAACGCAGATCTTGAAGGAACATTGTTGTCAGAAAAATCATCACTAAATTCCCAGTTGTCTGAAATTCCTACATTTGTTTCGTAGCCAAGGAATAGTTCTCGCAATTGAGCATGAATTGATGCACCAAGGGTAAGGGTGTCAAAAGCGACTTTAAATTGAATTTGTGATGCTGATGGAATAGACGATAGGTCTGCTGCCATTGTTATCTGAGTCCAACCGCCGGAAATAGAACCAAAGCCACTTGTTCGATAGTATAATTTTAAAGCACTGCTTTCGTTTGCAAGCTCTCTCCAAGAAGATAAAAATTTGAAAGTTGGAAGTTGAACGTCAAGAACTTTTGTTACCACATAGGAGTAGTCAAAACTCGCATCGGATCTTAGATCTGCAATAATATTTCCACGCTGACCAACAGTACCGCCGGTCAACAGAAGCCAGCCATCCTCGATGTCCAAGGCTGTGATTGTAATTGCACCAACACTCTGAGTATCAGCACTTGGTACAGCTTCTCTATAAATATTGCTGTTTCTACCAAAAATTTTATCAATACTATTGTTGACAACTTGTTTCATGACCAAAATATTGGTATTTGTCAAATAAACAGCTCTGTCTAAAATATTGCTCCATGTAGCCTGGGCAACTGTGGGCGCTGTAATTTGATTGACAGTTCCTAAAATGTTGGACGTTACCAGTGATGGCCATGTAACGGCACCAGATGTTAAATCTGAAATCCTACCCAAATATAAATTTGTTGTTGTGCATAAGAAAACACAGGGAAAACCAGAATTTGCGGTGTGTCCTGGCAACGCATAGTCCTCTGAGTCAAGACCAACGAGGGTACCGGCTAAGGCAGGTAAGTTACCAGTCTTGTGAACCCAGGCATCTCCAGTTGTTCCAAATGCACGACAAATATCTGCCGTTCCATTTGTTGTGATATTGATAGCAGCACCACCAGTTGTAGTCGACAGCTGATAATCGTTTACTGTCGAGTTTCTTACGAAATAAACAGTGTTGTTTGTTAATCCGGCACCACCAGAAAGATTGGTTACAAAAATAGGTGTGTTGTCTACATATCCATGTGCGGTATGTGTGACCCTGTCTGTTGTTGCATCAATGGTTAATCCCACAGATAAAGGACAGTTTAGGGTTGCATTTGTACTGTACACATAATATTGGTGAGTTGCAGACACACCATTATGAACATAAATTCTATTGTTTGCTACATCAAGCATAGAGCCAACAGAAGCAATGTTTAGTTGACCAACACCAATGTTTGATGGGTCTTGTAGAAAATAAGTTGCTTTTTGATTTGAGCCTGTTGCTGATGGAAATAGCGTTCCTGGACCTACAGCTAAGAAATCGGCTAAATCCACGTTGTTAACGCAATACAGACCACCGTTGATTGCAACAGAACCGGAAGTTGTAATAAAGATTCTCCAACCAGTTACACCTGTGTCTATAACCTTAAGACTTCTAAGAGTATGTGTTGTCGCTGCAAGATCTGCTACGGCAACTCTGATTGTTCCAACAAATGCAGACACACCAGTTGTTAAGTTAACTGAGTGCAAGCTAATTGGAATAATACCGCCTGCCTCTGCTCCTATTGAAAAAGTCCTTCCGTTTGAAGACAGAAATGACAAAATAGGAGTTACCTGTGAAGTAGGTGCTGTATCGTTGAATACATCAATAAATCTATTTAGTGGTGGTCCAATAACAGTTTGGGAGTTTACTGTTTTTGTATTGGCTCTACCCTGACGAGTTGTTTTGGTTTGGTCGTATACACCAACCACGTCTGCAAGTAAATCAGCCTTAATGTATTTCATTTGATCTCCTTAAACTATAGACCATGTAATGTTGTCACGTCGATATAGGTTGCCGACGAGAGTATATGTTAAAGTTTTTCTAGCCGTAAATCCTGGACCAGTGCCTATGCTTGGTGCGGTATAATCTATTTGTGTAACTCTTTGATTCTTATTTCCAAAATCAGCATACGCAATTTCTTGATCTCGATCTTTAGCTGCCAAAATTTGCAACCTTAAGTTGTTTACAAAAGTGAATTCTGTTCCGTTTGGTTGGCCATTTTCAGTTCCAGAGACCCTAATTGGTTCGTCTTCAAGAACTGCTGTGATTTCACCACTAATTGGAATGGGTGTTTGATCGCTTGCAATGGTTACAGGCATTGATGCTGCTTGAGTTTGTTGACCAAGTGATGCTGGAATGCCTGCATCAATCGAAACAAGACCAGCAATAACCGTTGTTAACAGGGCGTGGGCGTTTGCATCAGAAACAGAGAGTGTTCCCGACAACAAAGCATTTAGAATATTTTGTAAAGACGTTCTGGCAGCAGAATCGATAACGGACAATTCACCAGATATATTTACACCAGCCTTATTGTTTCCATTGCTTATGCCGACCCTTAAATCAAGGTCACTATCTACTCTTAAAGAATGTTTAATTCCGTTTTCAGCACCGTTTTCAGATCCTGTAACATTCATTGAGTCTGGAGACGTTTGGTTGTAACCATCAGTTCCAATGGTTACATCACCAGAAATTGTGGCTGTAGTTGGCAATGGATTTTCATTGGTCCATGGATTACCAAATTCATCGACACCAAAGGTGCGAATGGCAACAACAGGCTCTTGTTCGTAAATAGCCTTAAGAATGTCTTCTGGTCGTGGTGATTTTCTCTCTTGATCGGCAATAACCGTAAGAGACGCGCTGTCAGCAAGTAGATAGTCTGACAGATTAACCCTGTTCATAAACTCACCGGTCGACACAATTTTGCCGACGATGGCTTTGGTAGGCGTTAGAATTTTTTTGATTTCTAATTTATCAGCAAGGGGTTGTTTTGCGGCAGAATAGATCTTAACTTGCTGTTTTACACGCAATCCAGATGTAGATATAAGTGTAACGACACCATCTTGACCACCATTAGCAGTAAATGCAATAGGGCCTATGGAATCCCATAATCTTTCATTAGCCATTTCCAAACCTCTAACAGCCGACCCTTCGGCTGCGTTAATCGTCTTTAGTTACTTGCTTGTGTGTTCAAGTACCAGCGCCACGATACTAGCGATAGCTGTAAGCACAGAAATGATTGAAACCAAATGAGCCTTGACCCATGCCTTAGCTTTCACCGGTTCTTCAAGTTTATTTAATCTTTCATGTGACTGATCAATTTTAGTCACGTATGATTGATATAAATCTTGTAAATCATCAGTTCTTTTAATATGATGTGCAATATCTTTTGTATTGATACTCACGGTAGTTTTTAGCTCTTTTACATCCATGTCCATTTGTTCTAAATAAACACTTTGTTTAGCTAATTCATTTCCGTGTCTTTTTTGATCATCGCGAACCTCTTTAAGAAGTTCGCGAATATATCTTAATTCTTCTGTATTTGGCATACAGGACCACCTTATCTAGCGATTACGGAAGATTAACCGCTCCACCTTCATCTTGAGCACCAGACTCATCAGAAGCGTGCGTTCCCATGTATGTGATTTGAATTCTTGAAGTAGCTTTTCCATTTGCACCAGTTGAGTAGTTAATTGGAATGCAGTTCTGAACAATCATCACTGGAGTGTTTGATTGATCTTGACGATCAAGCATTGCTAGTGTGATTGTTTCAAGATTTAACAAATCTTGCAACTTAGGTACTTTAGGTAGAACGTGTCCACCATTACCGATAATTCGGAAGCCAGAACAGTTAACTGTTACAGCTTCGTAAGATGTTTGTGTGATTTCAGCAGGGCTGTAGCGACCCAGAATATGGATTGCTTCAGCTCCGATGTTTACCGCGTATGAACAGCTGTCAAAGATACCGACAAGGACGTTGTCGCAATACACCTTGGCCCTGCTGCCTGTAAAAACTTTAGCCTTAGCCATATTAATTCTCCTCTTTCAGAAACACTTTGGGTTGAAAATCCCAATTTTTAATTTTTTTATAACACCTATTGAATACAGTAGGTTGCGAACATTTATTTGCTTCAGCAGCATCATAAGAGCTATAAAAATTACCCATTGGAGTAACATAAACACCCTTACTTCTTCCCATTGAAGCTTTTTTAATTGTTTCATTGTTCTTTTTTGTTTGACCATGTAACGATTTGTTAAATCGACTCATGATTTCTGATACTTTTTTCTTCTGTTTTTCTGAAGTTGTTTTACCCAACTTTGCCATTCTCATTTTCTTTTTTGTTTGATGAGAGATAATACCTTTATTAAGGCCACCTGATTCTAAATTATAACCAAATGGAGCAATACAATTTTCTTTTGCAATCCAGTCAATTTCTTTTTTGTTTAATTCTTCAAAATCTTTAGCGGAATCTACAATTTCAAAGATAAAATTATCAACTCCATATTTTTTTATAGCACAGCCAATGGCTGATAAACCACAAGTCTTGTGAACATTCCATCTTAATCGGGCAGACTGTTTTGTTTGCCCGATATAGATTTTTTTATTAATAAGGTTTGTAATTTTATAAATGATCATTAAGCAGCACTTTGTACTTGTGAGATATCGATATTTATAGGAATGAAGAGTATAGCAGTAGCAAGCTTGATTTCAACTTTCACTTCCATGATTGGACCTGAAATCTTAACTTTAGCATTTTTGAATCCCAAAGGAGCGTCGTCAGAAGCAGCAATCAATTTTTGTTTTTTATATTGGTCCATTTTAGAAGCCAAGAAAGCAATTGCAGTAGAAGCATCTACATCAGCCAAAGATTGACCAACGAAAGCAACTTGAAAACTTGCAGCTAAATCAAGAGCAACTAAATCAGCAGCATACATAGCTTGGATTGAGTTGTAAACGAAGTTTGTATCAATACCATAAGTAGTTTGATCACTAACCCATTTAACACCAACAACTGCTTTTTCCATGAAAAGCAATCCAGCATCCAAAGCTTCTTCGATTTGACCAGGAGAGCCTGAATCAAAACCAGAAGGGTCTGTGTAAGCAATTACATTTGCAAACTTATTAGTGATAGATTTATAGAATCCAGCAGCTTGCATTCCAGCAGCGATAGCTGCAGTGTGCCAAGGCAATTGGTTTACGACCACACCTTGTGAATTTGCTTGACTAGTTTTTTGCATAGCCAATGAAACACGAGCATTTGCTAATGATTGAGCGCGAGACTTAGCGTCAGCATAAGAACCCCAGAAAGATAAGAAAGCAGATCTGTGCTTTTTGATCTTAGAAGTTGACATTTTAAGTACGTGACTCTTAACCAATGCATTTACAGCATCGATAGTATATGTAGAACCAGATTCTGATAATCCTTCGGCGATATCTTCAGAAGCATCTCGACTAAATAAAGGAACAACAAAATTTACATCAATGCTTTCCATTTCTGTAACCGCAGATACGATATTTGCAGCTGAAGTACTTCCTTTAGAACCACCAGATAAAAATACCTTTGAAGCCATTGGAAGTGGCAATCCAGCTGTTGCAGTAGCGGAATAGCTAAGTGCAGCAGATTGACCAGCAGCTTTTGCAAAATTTGCAGCAGCTTTTTTGATTCGACCTGGAGTCAAATCAGCAGCTGTTGAACAGATTGGCTGAGCCGACATGTTGTCCAATGCAACTGGTGATGTTTGTGTAGAAGCAGCAACAACAGAGCAAGTGTATCCTGTTTGTGAATTGATATACGCAGCTAGATCAGATAATGTCAAATATTGATTTAAGCTGATTGATAAGTTTGCACCAGAACCACCAGTTACGGTAGTAGACAATGTACTATCAGAGATAGTTACAGTTGCAGTAGTTCCTTCGTATCCAATTAATAGAGCGATTTCAGCAGCAACAAGGAAAGCCTCATTGGTGTTGTTGTCTTGTCTATTAATGTCAAGTTCAACTTCAGGTTCTTGGGCAGAAACATTTAATCCTGGATCATGGCCAATAGCATCTAAATCACCAGGTGTAGAGTCGATAAGCTCAAAAGCTTTACCCCAACCTTTTAAGTTAGCATTTGCATCAGCATCCATTGTAAATTTTAATGTATCAGTTGCAGTTCCAGCAGAAGCTTCGATACCAGCAGGTAATAAGGCATTTAATTCTACAATCAAAGTAGCAAGGTCAGCATGGTCAGCAGGAGTGTTGCTCAATGTTACAGAAGCAGAAGCTCCAC